CTTGACAACGACAAGGACTATGAGGCCGAAGACCAAGATGATGATGAGTACGAAGAAGAAGAAGACCAAGACTGGGAAAACTAAATGTGGTACAGCCGCGTAGTTGCCAGTCTTGGTGCTATCCCAGACTTCATTGCTCACTACGAGCGTGAACTTGATGATGCCAAAAAGGACTGTAAAATCTACGGCCTAGTAGAAAAGAATATCACAGCCCTGCCCGGCATAACTGAGTTTAGATACAATCAACTACAAGAAATTGAGGCAGTGCTGAACTATCTCAATATCCAACTGCGTAAAATCCGCAGAAAGCATTTTCAAAAGTACCTCGAAGGCTATGCCCGTGCGCTCACATCAAGAGATGCTGAGAAATATGTAGACGGCGAAGATGAAGTGATTGACTACGAAACCTTGATCAACGAAGTGGCATACTTACGCAATCGTTGGCTGGGTATCATGAAGGGCCTGGATACCAAACAGTGGCAAATGGGCCATGTGGTACGTCTAAGAACTGCAGGCATGGAAGACATCCAGGTGTAAATACCTGCATGAAAATAGTCATAGTAACCGGTGGGTTCGATCCCATACATTCCGGACATATCTCTTATCTCAATCATGCTGATCACCTAGGTGATCATGTGGTTGTGGGCTTGAACTCAGATGCGTGGCTCACACGCAAAAAAGGCCGCCCGTTCATGCCTTGGCGTGAGCGCATGACAGTGTTGGGCAACCTGCACATGGTTGGTGATGTCATTGAGTTTGATGATTCAGATGGCACAGCATGTGATGCTATTCGAAAAGTAAAAGAGCAGTATCCCAACGATGAAATCATCTTTGCCAATGGCGGAGATAGAACACCAGAAAACATTCCCGAACAGGTGTTTGATGATGTGGAGTTTGTGTTTGGGGTTGGAGGAGACAACAAAGCCAACTCCAGTTCGTGGATATTAGAGGAGTGGAAAACTCCCAAGACTTCACGAGCCTGGGGCTATTATCGTGTGCTACACGAAGTAGGTGCAAACACCAAACTCAAAGAACTCACAGTCACACCCAAGACCTGTCTCAGTATGCAACGTCACGATCAACGTGCAGAATTCTGGTTTGTGGCCCAAGGCGAAGCCGCAGTTTACACACTAGACTCATCGAGCGATCACGATTTGATTGGGCATTATAAACAGCATGAACACATTTTTATACCACGTGGTGGATGGCACATGCTGTGTAATGAGACTGATCAACCACTACGGTTAATCGAAATACAGTACGGGGAGAACTGTGTGGAAGAGGACATTGAACGCAGATGAAAGACATCATACCAATTTTCATTGGCTATGATCCTCGAGAAGCCATAGCATACCATACCTGTGTTAACTCAATCATTAGACATGCAAGTCAACCTGTGAGCATTGTGCCAGTGGCACTTAACTTGTTCAAAGACTACAACGAAACACACACTGACGGAAGCAACCACTTTATCTACACTAGATTTTTGGTTCCTTACTTGATGAGTTGGACCGGCTCGGCTATCTTTATTGATGGTGACATGATTGTGCGTGGTGATATTGCAGAACTTTGGGCTCTGAGAGACATGAGTAAAGATGTGCAAGTGGTCAAACACGACTACAAAACTTGCATGCCGGTCAAATATCTCGGATCTAAGAACGAAGATTATCCTAGAAAAAATTGGTCCAGTGTTATACTATGGAACTGCAACAGTTTTCCCAATCGTAAACTCATGCCTGCATTTGTTCAACAAGCCACAGGTGCAGAACTGCATCGCTTCTCGTGGTTAGAGGATGATCGCATAGGTGAACTACCGCCAGAATGGAATTGGTTGCCCGATGAATACGGGCCAAACCCCGCGGCCAAGCTCTTGCACTATACCTTGGGCACTCCATGCTTTCATGAGTTTGCTGGCACTCCCATGGGAGACGAATGGCATAGAGAACGCATACTTACAGAATACTGTCAGCAAAGGTTGATAGAATGATCTGGGAACAGGAAGACGAATCATCTTACTTGCCTGTTCCGCCAACACCACCGGAAGTGCATGTGTTGGATCAAGTGGTGCCTGAGATACGAGCAATATTTGATAACATACTAAAATATCGAGTGGATCCTGCGGGTTCTACTTATGGCATTACATTACAAACGCTGAGCGAACAAATTGCGGCATTGCCGGTCAACAATATTGTTTCAACCGACAGCGAATACAGATACGAAAGAAAAGGACACATGTACGATCCTATCCTACAAAGTTTTGTACAAGGTGCTGGAGGACAAATCAGTACCTGGGCCAAAGAAGAATTCAATATGACTCCGGTTGTGTTGCGTGGCATTACCAAACGCAAGCAAATGGAAGCATGCAGAGCAGCCGGCAGAGACTTTTACTACATTGACACAGGCTACTTTGGCAACGGCAAGAAAAAACTGTACCATCGTATTACTCGAAATGACGTACAATGGTTTGGTCCCGTTGTAGAACGACCAGGCGACAGATTAAAAACCACAGGAGTCAAACCTCGCAAAATGACACCCGGCACAAACATTCTTATTGCGCCGCCCAGCCAAAAGTTGTTGAACAACTATGACATCATACTGGAAGATTGGTTGGCCAATGTTCAAGAGGAAATCAAGAGACACAGTGATAGACCTGTTGTGATACGAACCAAGCAAGGTCGTAGTACCAGAGTCAACGATGACACCATGGAAATGGCCCTGGCTCAAGATGTACATTGCTTGGTCACATTCTCCAGTATTGCCGCAGGCGAAGCCCTGCTGTATGGTAAACCTGCAATCACACTAGGACCCAATGCCGCGGCACCATTGTGCAGTCAAAGCATAAGTGAAATTGAGACTCCACATATTCCCAATAGAGACGAAGTAGAAGCCTGGGCCCGGCACATGGCCTATTGTCAATTTACTGAAGTGGAAATGCGTGATGGTACTGCCTGGCGCATACTAAACAATGCTTGATTGTGTTGTGTACATCTCCAGTGTGGCCAATGTAAAAAAGCACAGCCGCAAGAGTCAATGTCTTGAAAGTTTTGCCACAGGGGTGGCCAATTCTGGTGGACGTGTGCGTGTAGAACATGACTACGTTTACACCCCCGGTCGCCTGGCAGTGATGTTGGGCTGGGCCACAACCAACACAGGTGGTCGCAATATTGCCTTGCGCAAAGAAATCATAGCAGAACAACGCCGCCGCGGACTTGCTACCATGTGTATTGATGCCAGTTGCTGGAAGTACACAGATGAAGGCAGTAGATATCTACGCTATAGTTTGGGTGGACCGTTCTATGATCGTGCTGAATATGCCAATCGCGACAGTGACAGCACCAAGTGGCATGAGATCCGTCAAGCACTAGACATTGAACTAAAGCCGCCACAATCAAATCCACGCGGGCACATCTTGATCTGCATGCAACGCGATGGCGGTTTTGCTATGAAAACACTGGATCCTCTGGAATGGCTGGCGCAAAAGATTCAGCAAATACGCGAGTACAGTTCTCGCCAGATCATGATACGTCCGCATCCTGGAGATTACAGGCCTGAAGACTTTGTGCATTACCGTGGACGAAGTGATGTAAAACTAGTGGATCCAGAAGCCACTCAACTGACGGACAATTTAAATGGAGCACATGCCGCAGTGTTCTTTAACAGTAGTGCAAGTGTGGCGGCTGTGTGTGCTGGCGTACCTGTGTTTGCGGATGATTCAAGTTGTGTGGCTTGGCAAGTGGCCAATCGAGATATTGCACACATTGAATCACCTGCAACATTTGCACGAGAGCAATGGTTATACGATTTGTCTGCCGCACACTGGTCGGATGCGGATGCTCAGGCAGGCCGCATATGGAAAAAGTTTCAATCTTATTTGACTTCTACCACGACATCATAGTTGTGCCCCACCACATCCGGCCACTTGTGACTCTTGTCAAATACAGATATTGATTCTGAAACAATTGAGATATCCATGTTGGCTAGCAGTTGTTTGCGCCACCAGTCTGGCGACTCCACAATTAGGTGAGCATTACGACCATCTGGTAGGTACTTCTTTGCTGGATAGCAGGCAATTCTAAACCAGCCAGCAATGATCATCTTGCTACTGATCGCCTGCAACGTTTCCACAAAGTGTTCAGGTTCGATATGTTCTAGCACATCTGCACTGACCACAGTATCAAAAGATCTTTTGGGAATACGACTGTGTGCAGGGTTACCTGGATCGTAGCCTTCCACACGCATGTCAGGATAGGCCTGTTGTATGCTGGCCATCAGGGCGCCGTGCCCGCAACCAAAATCTAATACGCTAGTGGGTTGATACTGTTCAAGAAACGGTTTTATACTACCAAAAGTTTTGCTACCTCTAACAAAGCGTCCTTGTACGTGCATTGCGGCCAGTTGAGCTTGGTAATTGGGATCTATAATCATCTGTGGTTTACCTCTATATATTCGTACTTGCCACTGAAGGTATCTGGTATATCTTTCCAACTACCACTCAGTTGATCATCCAACCACTTATCATAGTAAGGGCGATCTTTCCACCACCAGAACAAATCGCTTGATGTCCAATCTTGATAGTAACTGCAAAAGAACCCACGTGTTCTGGGTTGACGAAAGTGCGCAGAATCGTACATGCTTTTTTTACCTTTTGCCTCACGCTGAAAATTTACGCCAATAAAGCAAAATTGTTCAGCATAAGATTCCAGTCGTTCTCGCACCCAAGTCATATCTGCATCAGGGATACTGTTCAGCACCTGTGTGCATATCACACCGTCAAACTTGGTACCTTCGGGCGGTAGTTGTTCAAACTCTGCCACACACGGATCATAACAATACACAGTGACACCCAGGTACTCGTCAAATGTTTTCCATTTTGATTCAGGTAGTTCAATGCCGGCACCTCCACCATAAGGCAAACGATCTTTGTACTGCAAGCCCTTGCCACAGCCATAGTCCAAGATAGTTTTTGCGCCATAGCGATCCACAAGATCCTTGATGCACTTTTGATATTTTACAACATCATATCCGGCCCAACTTTTGTTGCTTTCCTGGAACTCACGTCCCACACGCACTGATTCTGCATAGTATGCACTAGTCATAATAACTTTATCTCCACAGTGGCACGTTTTTTGCCACCTACATTACTCACAACATCAACAACTTCAAATCCATCTACCCCAATAAATGTTGTTTCTGTGCCCTTGCATCTAACATCTAGGATGATCCTGGTATCAGCGTGTGAATGACGTTTCATAAGATCAATATAGGTCCGCACAGGATAATGGTGCCCACAACTGAGCCATGATGTAATAACATCAAATTTAACATCTGCATGTATATTGATGTTGTTGGCATCAACAAGGTGATAGTTCTTAGTGCCCAGGTCCTGTAGTTTTGAATCTAAAAATTCAAATGTATGATAAAATTTTAACTCGCTTGAATCTGTGTTCCAATTGCCGTAACTGGCAGACTCGGGTTTGGTAGCATTGGTACTAGAATCTCCATCCAGTAACCAAAGTTCTGTATCGTACTTTTCGCCAAACCATCTTGACTCCCAGGCAAAACCACACCCGATGTCTAGCAAGCGTCCTACCGGTTGCTTCAAGTAGGCATCCACAGTTTCAAAGTTTGCTCTACGTTTGGCTATGTATTTGTCAGTGGTCCACTTGCGTGACCACTGCGCTGAATCTGCCGCGCCTTTGTTAGGATCGTCTATTGCCATCCCATGATCCAATCGTCTTTGACTTGGTCCAGTCGGACCATGCCCCAATCTTCCAACAAACCAATCGCGGCAAACTGTCCGTAATGCTGGGAATACATGTCGTGAGGCTTTTGTTCTATCACCACAACAGGACGGCAACGTTGAATAGTTTCTTTTGCACCTTGTAGCACACGATACTCAAACCCTTCACAATCAATCTTGATGTAGTCAATATTGGTTAACTCTAGACTGTCCAGTCTAATAATGGTAGTGTCTCCACCTCGACTGGTGGGATCCACGTGGGTGTGTCCTGTATTGCCTTCAGTAATGATCATGTGGACTTGACCTTCAGAATCACCCAGCGCCACAGATTGCACTGCGAAATTTGATGCAGTGACATTGCGTTGTAAACACTCTCTAAACATTGCCACAGGTTCAAATGCAATCACTTGCTCAAAGTTTTTTACCAGGTCACGGCTCCATAAGCCCACGTTGGCACCAATGTCCAGTGCAGTTCGTTTGTGTTTTACATGACCTAGACTACGCAACCTAACAGGCTGTTGATACTCTGCGGGTCCGCCCTTGCTGATGTTCTTGGCCAACATTTCTGGGAAATGTTTTTCGATGTCGGGAAAGAACCATCCATATTGTTCACGCATTTTGAGTCTCCCGTAGTATTGCGGCTGCGGTACCGTCTGCTAGTTCTGTGGTATGGAACTGCCCATACGCCAAGTGACAAGCCCACTTATATACCTGGTCAGGATCTGGGAACCAAGGTGTTTCGATATCTTGTAAATTCAAATTACTGACAGGACGTGCGGCATTGGCCGGTGCTGTTACAAAAACAGGAACTCCGGCCAGTACTGCTTCTGTAGCGGCAGTTGAGTTGAATGTGACCACAGCGTGTACATCATTCAGCCATTCTTCTGGCCGTTGTGTTTTGCGATCCCATCTTGATGCAGGACGTTCTCTCATGCGTATGGGTCGATCAGTGTATTGCCGAATAGTATCCGTTGTGTTCTTCAGCCACTCTTCTAGTGTGATACCGTAAAATGTGCAAGGCTTTTCGTCTGGTGCAACTACAAGTATGTCTCTCGAGTGATTTTGTCTAGGACGAATCTTTATGTTCAGGCGTTGAAATCTGTCTGCAGGTCTATCAATCACAGCACCGTGTTGCAAGTCGTTGGGCACGATCCTGTGCCAAAATTTCCAACCATTGGGATTGGTGACGCTGGGTCTATTGCCCAAGTAGCCAGAATCCATATAGTAAAATGGCCTATGATCCTGCCAACAGCGTTTGATAATCTTGTGTTTCATGATACCACGTAACACAAGTGGAGCATCACTGTCTTCGTACTGCCAAGTTTCCAAACAAGTGGGCACTGTTTGTGATCCTGCCGCAAACATTTCTATGTATTCGTCGGCGTTGTTTTTGTTCAAGAATATCCAGGTCATTGCCAGTATGCTTCTGTGCGTGGAACTTTTAGATCTATTCGTTTGCTACGACCTAGGTCTTTTCTTGCACCCTTGAGATGATCCAAGTATGCACCCCAGTCGCAATTGATCAATGGGTGACCTTCGCCAGTGATCAAGTGTCCTGACCAGTCCAGTTCATTCAGTTGATGATTTCGACGAACAACATCAAATACAAAACTATCATGCCACTCTACCAATTTAAAAATACCATTTTCAGCATCATCATACAGGCGCTGGAAGTCCCATAAGAAACGTTCCATGATAGGATGTCGTAGGTTCATGGCATACAATCCACACTCGGTGTACTTGTGTCGTCGTCCCAAGAAACACAAATCATGTTGGTTGGGGCACAGTCTGTCAAGGTCAGCCACGGTGATAGGACTGTGACACACAGTGTCGGCATCCATCCAAATCAACCAATCAGTCCTGGTGTTTTTGGCACAGTGAAAAACACTGTACACCTTGTGACTAAAGCGAACTGCGTCCCATTTGAATCCTTTGCCAGCATCTTTGCGTTGAGCCCGCACAGGATCGTCACTGACATCGCCATTGGCTCGGGGCACATCACGCCAGACCTCTTTGAAAACAGTCAGAGCATTGACCATGGCAATATCTCGGACCACAAGATTGGGGGCTGATTCCTCAACAGCACACGCCTCTGCGTAGACCACAAGGGTCACTTCCTGAGGCCAGTTCTGTAGAAAGGTCTGGATCATGCGTTGGCCGTATTGTTTATATCCGGCCTCGTTAAACGTGGTAATTACTGTGTACTTCATCAAAAATACTTATGATCAAAAACGTAGCCTATTATCCTTTGCAATGTGCAAAAAATGCACAGCCTGTTTTGAGTGCAGTACTAGATTGTTTGCAGGCACGTGGGATTGAAACACAAGAAAATAGCATGACAAGTGATGCCGTAATCATTTGGTCAGTGCTATGGGCAGGCCGGATGGCAGCCAATCAGGCCGTGTACGAACACTATAGATCACAAGGCCGGCCAGTGATCATAATTGAAATCGGTGCATTGTATCGCGGCAACACCTGGAAGATAGCAGTGAACAATATCAACGCACAGGGCTACTATGGGCACCTGGATAATCTGGATTGGGATAGACCCAAGAAACTACGGATCAGTTTGGCCACACAACTCAGTCCCAGGCCCAATATCATGGTGGCCCTGCAACACGATCGTAGTTTACAGGTCTCAGGATTGAACATGCGAGAATGGTTAGATACCACGCTGACTGTGATAAGAATGAATACTGACCGTCCCATAACTGTACGCCCACATCCGCGTTGTCGCCTGGAATTGAGCAATTTACCCCAGGATGTGACTGTAGAAATACCAAATAAATTGCCCAACAGTTACGACAGTTTTGACATGCACTATGATTGTCATGCCCTGGTCAACCTCAATTCGGGACCAGGCATACAAGCAGCCATAGCCGGAGTGCGTCCTGTGGTAGAATTGTCCAGTTTGGCCTATCCTGTGGGAGTGGGATTTGCTGATATTGAGCAGCCCTATGTCCGGGACCGCGAAACATGGCTTGCACAAATCTGTCACACAGAATACACAGTTGAAGAACTGCGCCGGGGTTGGTGGCTAGATCGTGTGAGCCCGGCACTTGAGCATAAATAACAGAGAGGAACCAAACCATGGCAACAAATAGAAATTTAAAATTTTACGGCTTTGCATACGGCGACACGCCAGTCACACTAGACGTCAAAATAAACGGACAACAGGTGTTTTTGAACACTGTTTCTACCACACCCGGTGATTTACCCACAGATCCAAATAACTTGACATACAATCAGGTGCTGTTTGAAGTCAACGACACAACACTATTCCCAATCACATTCAGTGGACATTATGATCATTCAGTTGCAGTATCTGGTGGCAATGGCGTATTGCTTTCTATCGTGACCAGCAACTACATGCTAGAAAAAACTGGCAACACCTATGTGACCGGCAATGCCACCAATTTCCAACAGTTGTATTTCGGTACACCAAGCAATTCAGAAAACACTCCTGATGTTCGCAGTAGTGTGCAAATTGACGGTGTTGACCAGGTCCCTCCTTGTGAAATCAGCCAGGGACAAGCAACCTGGATGGTAGCAACTGGCAGCAATCTTTCTTGTAATCTCAACGTCAGCACAGGCAACGTTATTGCTTAATCTAGTAGGTTCTGACAAGCCAGATATATAAACATCATGAATACCTGGCTTGACCATTATAAAAGAATCTATTATCCTCTATTAAATATCCAATTTGATGAAACACAAGGTGTTCTTGCCGACGGCATGTATAACCGCGCTGTGGGATTTGACATCATTTTCAGATTGTTGTTGAATCGAAAACAAAGCAATTTCAACATTGTAGAAACAGGTACCCTAAGAACTCCGGGCAACTGGATGGATGGCCAAAGTGCCAGACTG